TATATATCCAGGGTGTCTGATTTGCTGATAGATGCATCGGCAAATAATTCTCCATATTCTGCTATATTGATATTGGAGAATATGCTGCGATCGACATCACCCGCAATGGTCATACCGGCAAGAGTGGATTTGGTTGCGTGCCCGAGGATGGACATGGCTGCCAAGGTTTGATGATATCGAACGGCTATAATGGACAGGTTTGTGGAGACGCTTCGCACTTCCTCGTCTGATATGCTCATGTTGGCAAGAGTCTGGATTGGTATTCTGCCAATAATGGACATGTTTGCTAGGATCTGCCTGCGATTGTATGGATCGATGTCCATATTGGCGTGAGTATAGAGCATATAAACACCAACTATGTTCATATTGGCTTGCATCCATAGGCTTCTCCTATCCAGGATGGTTATGTTTGCCAGGGCTGCCAGCTCTTCAGCGCCGGTGCTAGCTATACCCAAGCGACCAATACCTATCCGACTCTTGCCAATTATCATGGTTCCTCAGCTAGTTTCCTTAGCTAGTGACAGAATACCTCATGTAGATTGTAGCGGGCACGGTGGAACCTGCTGAACAATTAGTCCCCAAGGTGCCCTGGAGCCGCACGAATTTGGATATTCTTTGTTCAGATGACAATGGGCCGATAGAACTCACTCCACCTACCAGGCCAATGCTTTTCATATTTGCAGCGTTGTATGTAGCCAGAAGATCGGTCTTGGATGAAGTTAATCCCTGAGCGACCATCTCAGTTCCGCTGTCATCGGTCACGCCTGTTGCCCGCACATATGTATCATCGGTATCGTCAGCAATGAATATCTGAGCCCCGGTCCATGGAACATAGCCTTGAGGATTAGGTTCAGGTACGGATGGAACACCACCAGAATAGATTTTGGGATCGCTGTAGATTTCGCTGCCTAGCACATCGCTATGGAGTGCTATTGTGGCCGTAAAGCTGTGTTTATTGCCAACCGTAGGTTTCGGCACTGGATGCGTGGCATTGAACAGATAGGTCTCAGTCGAGTCCCCATCGTATGTTTTCAGTTTCAATCCTATTGGATTCGCCCCGCCCGAGATATCGACCTCGGACGGCCCGGAACCATAGTATCGCCTGATATGAACTGACATTTTCACACCTTTATAAATCTATATAAATCGTATTCGACCGTGTTCTTTACCTCGCTAATAAAATTACCCGAAGAATTGAAATCCACTTCTCCATGACCGTCTGGAAAGATCTGGAGTTCAGCCCGGAAGCCATCCAGCAAGGGCACGGTTGAAAGTGCCACTCTGCCAGGATCGGGCCAATATCCTCGTTCCAATGCCATCACATAGATCAGTTTAGGAGTATTATCAGCATCCGGGCCTCTCATCACTACTTCTACTCGATCAGTGCGAAGAAATGCAGTATAACCGTCTGGAACGACTGCTTCAAGTGCCGCCTGAGCAGATCGAGAAGATAGAGGTTCTATCCTGATCTTGGTAGCGGTCTGGAAAATCGGTTCAAAGCTGCCGTGGTGAGCAGCGCTGATCCATTTGCCGGATGGCAGTTTTGCCATCCAGTAATGAGTATCCCAATCATGAATCATGCTACCATCGCCCTCAATTCGTCTGCGATAATCGCTCTGATGTCATCGGCATGAACTTGGACATCCAATACGACGGGCATCCTCACGACCAGTCCCTCGATATCTCTCACCAAAAGATCCCAATCGGCTCGGGCCTGATCTGTCTGGAGAGCTATTGTCATATTGATTGGCTCAATAGACATCTCTTCAAAGGTCGAATCGATCTCTTTCAGACCTTCTGCCAACCCTGCTATTTCGGCTTCGATCTCAGAGATATTGGCCCGCAGAGTATCCAGGTCCAGTGATGAAAGCTCTTTCAACCTGGCTTCGGTGGTTATTCCTACATCCACCACACCGGCTTGGATCTTCAGAGATTCCGCCTTTACCACATCCCCAGCGAACTCAGCCTGCTCTAATTCAGTGAGTCCGCCGAAAACTTCCGGATGTGCTCGAACCATGTCCATGATCGCGGCCTGTGGATCGCCGTTAAACTCACCGCCGTATATGCTCCGGCGATCTATCTCCTGACCGCTCTCGGTTTTTAGTACGACATCGGAGGATTTGTTTGTAACTTCCATTTCGGCAGCTATTCCCACGCCACCGACGCTCACAGCGCCAACAATCTCACCATGGCTGCTCTTCCATTTTGCTCCCCGCTGGTCATAGACCCGGCCTGTGATCGCATCTATTGACTGTGATATGGGTATGTCTTTCCAGTAAATAGGATCGGAGACTATATCCCCCAAATCCCTAGCCGCTTCTTCGACCGCCGCCTTGGCTTCCGGGCTGCTCAAGGCTTCGCCCGGTGCCCTGGGAAGATCAGAATCCTTTATTCCGTCCGCTATCTTCTTACCGGCATCTTTCCCGAGCTTTTCAGCCGCGTTTTTATCGACCTCTTGGAAGAAGCTAACAATACCGCCCACGGCATCGGTCACTCCCCCTAGACCGGCTTTATCCAGCAAACCGCCTATGGCGCTGGCTGTACCTGATATGGCCGTGGGAATAGCTTCGGCAAAACCGTCAACCACCGTATCGAATACTTCTAAAGCCTTGTCCTTCAGGTCGGAGATGGCCGACGTGATTCCATCCACACGGTCGCTTACGGTCTTGAAGGCGGTGGTGTTTGCAGCAATCTCACCGATCTCTTCCCGGAACGCTTCCACATAGGCTGAACCCGTCTCAAAAGCAGTGTTGATTGTTTGTGATGCCAGGACCAAGCCGTCCAGCTGGATGCCAGCCATTGTTCCTATGCCATCTGCGATCAATGAGACCGAGGTGGTCATTGGAGTGAGAATTGTTGTGAGCGGTTCCCAGAGGTTCTCACCTATGGTTCTAATGTCATTCAGACCGTCAGCAAGTCCTTGAATAACGGGCGTAAATGCATCCAGAGCCGGTTCGCCTATGTCAATCAGGATGGTCTGGACGGAGTTTTTCAGCTCTTGGATGGCAGCTTTGGCATTATCCGATCCGGCGGCGAAGGATTCACCGATAGATGTACCCTTTTCGCCCGCTTCGACCGCGCCCTCGATGGCTTTTCTCCACTCCTCCGTATGGCCGACCATTTTGGTGGCCGCCAGAGCTGCAGATCTCCTTATAAGAGGAGAATTTCTCCACTCCTCCGTATGGCCGACCATTTTGGTGAGTGTATCCATGCCATACGTTCCGCCCAAAGTTTTGGTCGTTTCCATCAGTTTTTCTGATGGCAGGGCTTCCAGAGCAGAGCCTATCCTGAGCAGAGTATCGGTGGGATCAGTAGTCATGGCCCGCATGAAATCCTCGGTATTAGTACTGAGGAGTTCAGCGGCCATGGCCTGGCTTTCAGTGTTAGTAGTGAGCTGGTTCAGAAGAGCGTCAAAGCTTCCAGCAGCCCGTTCTGCTGATGGGAACACGCTGGAAAGCATCCCACCCCATCCAGCGATCTCATAGGCAGAACCTCCTAGGGCTGAAAGAGAACCGGACACTCGGGTTGAGAAGTCCAGAACGTCCTTTTCGGTGGCGTTAAAATTGTTGCCAATATAATCGACAGCAGAGCCGAAATTTCGGGCGAACTGGGACGAATCCAAACCGTCCAGGCTTTTAAGCTGTCCCTGGACTTTTCCGACGGCAACAGCAGCTTCCTCTGCAGGAATATCGAAAGCTGAGCCCATCTCCAAAGCAACCTGGGTGAACCCGGCGATGGAGTCTTTTTCTATCCCGAGACTTCCAGCGGCTTTAGCAACATTCTGGATCTCCGATGCCGTCGTTGGCATCGTTGAATAGAGATCCTTAAGCTCCGCATTGAGTTGGGAGAAATCGCTTGTGCCTTTCTCAATTCCGGTGGTTTTGCTGATTTGGGCCATCCCTGCTTCCCAGGCTGAGGAAGCATCCCAGGCAGCTTTAGCGATCACAGCGCTGCCAGCTATGGCAGCAGTAGCTACCATACCCGTCGGTCCCAAAGCGGTTGCTGCGCCTTCCAGAGCGGTCCCTAACGGCCCGAGACCGGCGGTTATGCCAGATACATAGTCAGTGGCAGTTTGTTTCCCGAGCCCGGCCCAATCGACCACTCCAGATACCCCGGAGCCGATTTGCCCTTTAATGCCCTTCTCAATCCCAGATACGGCATCCGTTGCCTGGGTTTTAGCACGGTTCAAAGCGGCAGTCAGAGCTGATATATCGCCGTCTATTACGGCAGTGACTCGTCCAACTTCAACAGTCATTTCTCAGCTCCATGAATTGTAACGCTCGATATAGTCCTCAGAGGGACTGTCGTTATTTTGCTTGGATGTGCTAAAGAAATCAGAGAACTTTCCGAGGTTTCCATTAAAAGCGAGAGCGATCGCCGCTCCAGCGCAATAGCCGGTAAACGCCGATTTCTCTCGTTCCCATGCTCTTTGTTCTATATGATGCGAATAAAGTGCTATGAGTTCATTAACAGAAAGAGAATAGAGTTGGTCGGGGAGAAGACCTAGTTCGACATATCCGATCCGATGGACTGTTTGCCAGTAAGCTTCAGTTCCTTGATCTTCTGCTGATCTGCTTCCAGCTCCAGCCTGGCTACTTCTAGCTTTGCCTCCTCCTTCATCTGGTTGATCTTCATGGCTTCCTCGTTCCGGGCGATGTTTTCCAACCAGACGGGGATAAAAGAAGGGTCGTTCTTCTCTAAATAAGCCATATATACGGCCTTTTGGAGTTCTTCCAGTACCCCCCCTTCATCGAGGTATTGATCAATAGCCTGGCTGGCTTCGGACGGTTCGCCTTTCTTGCCTTCCACCCCGCTCAGGCCGGTCGAAGCGGCCACAGCAGCTTCGAGGATCTCGGAGACTTTGAGGTACTTTGTGAGAATCGCACCTGTCGAATAATTTTCAAGCCGAATATCCATTTTCTTCAGTATGGATCTTGCCCGAGCTTCGAAAGTTCGCATAGCTCCGAAGGTCCACTTTATCTCCTTATCTCCTATCATAATATTATTAATATCTTCCATGCGTTATCACTCTATATACAGTTCGCCTACACCGCGCACGGTTATGCTAGTTTTCTGTACGTCGGTCATGCTGACTAGCAGATTGTCCATATTCTGCACAATACCCTTTCCAATAGCGAATGGAGTTTGGTTGGATAGCACAGTATAAAATTTCCAGATATATTTCGTGCTCAGAGCTTCGATGGGAAGTTTCCCGTTATAGTAATAGAATCCCGAGGTTATTTCGAAACGCCTGATGCCTTGGGTTGTGCTTCCCCAGCCATCATCATCCACTGAGCTAGAATCAATATCCGTACCTATTATCCTCAGCTTGCCATCAAAGACACCGAGAATCTTCTGGAAAGCTAGCTCGCTTCTTCGGGTTCCTACGACGGATATTGTATGTCCTTCCATCGAGCTATCAAAAACCACCATGCCCCTAAGGAAGCTCACCTTAAAACCTGAAGTTACGGCCATACCATCGGATTTCACCACCAGCGTCTTGGTATCATCCCAATAGCGCAAGCCAATCGGTGCTTGATACTTCCGGTGGTCGCCCAAGTCGTTCAGAGTCAGGCTGGTGAATGTTATGCCATCAGCAGCGGTCATTTCTGCCAGGGCTCCGGTTATGCCGTCTCCCTTCGAGCCTGGCGGCAACCTGGCTGTGAATAGAGCTGAAGCCTGAGAATGTTCATTAACTGCTTGGACTATATCCGCCGCTGTGCTCGTTGGTTCACCATCTTCGTTGGAGCTGGTAATGGTTAGTTTTGTGCCTGAGACATCTAGCGAGAGAGGAGCGCTGGTTGAGCCCACCACGATCTCAACCTTGGTTCCGCCCTTGCTCACAAAACAGATATCCCTGGCAGAACCAAGCGCCGGAGTTACGATATAGTCCGCAGTCTCATCACGAAAAAGAGCAGCTGAAAGGCCGCTCACCGCATTGGTCATGCTTCACCTCAGCTTATTTTGCTCAGAGCCCCGCTACCCTTGATTACCCAATCCGCCGTCTGCTGCGAAGTCGTGCTAGTCAATAGCAGATCCGAGCTTTGCACTGTCGCTTTGCCTTGGAACCCTTTGGGGCTTGTTGTTGGGGTGCCTTGGGACAGGGCCTTGACATAAATGTTAGCGCCTGAGATTATGGCATCTATGATGATACCATATGCTTCATCTGTTATGATCAGGTTGTTCTTGGCGCTAATTTCCCATCCGCGCTTCCCGGCAATCTCCGATCCCCATCCATCATCATCCACATTAGATGTATCAATAGGATCTCCGGACAATTTGAGTCGCAGTTCGGAAAGTTCAGCCAGCTTTACATAATTCCCCTCCGATGTCTCTGAAATCCAGAGGGTGCCTTTCATTCCGCTGATTGCGTTAGTCATTTCATACCTCCGAGTATATAGGGTTGCAGTATCAGAAAACGGTTAATAATAATGTATAGATACTAATCCTCTATCCGCTCATCAAGGACTGTCAATGTCTGCCCACCCTAAATTACTTGAAACTCGACTACTATCTTATGACGCCCATCATCCAGCTCCCCCAGGTAGATAGGAGAAGAACGGGCGGCCCAAATAGCCTGTCGGATTACACCTTTCAGATTGTTGTAATGGTTATGGATACTGTTGGCTTTCGACCATGCAGCCGAAACATCGGGATTTATCACGTAAACCTGAACCCCCGGCTGATCTGTGACACTATCTACCGATAGGATGGGAAGCCGTCCGCCCGTTGGGATCACTATCAGCTGAGCGTCAGGCTCAGGCCGGATGTGCATGGCAAAAAGGTCTGTCCCCGAAGCTGCAGCGAATTTATTGGATACTAGCGAATTCATCATCTCAGTGACGATATCGGCCATCACAAAACCTTCCTCAAACGATCCCCAACTCTTTCAGGCAGCATAGGCAACTGCCAGCTAAAGGCGTTCTCAAGCCATTTGGCCTGACCGACCGTGTGGTTAAGGGTCAGATCTTCATGCTGTCTGACTGTATAGGGCGCAGACGGTCCGCCGAATCCAATCTCTATAGTCTTGCCTTCTCGGACGACTGATCCAGTCCCTCTCATAGTCCCCGTATCGACCGGACAATTCTCCTGGGATAGTGGCAGGACATCTACCCGCGCCCATTCTTCAGCTCCGTTTAAGGCGTTCTCCTCAACCAGCCTGAGAATAGCATCCGCCCGCCAAACCACTTTAGGCATAAATCACCCTGGCATAGATCTCTGAAGGCTCTTCTATATCGTATTCCGTGCTAACGTCCAGAACCTCAAGGATTTCTCCATCGAACACCACTTTATCCCTGGCAGATACTGCAACAGATCTATCGAGATGTATCTGCATGGAAGATACAAAGCTATCGCCGCCCTTTCTCTTAACTTCCATTTTGCGATGGCATACGGCGCACGGATAAGAAGTCCCATCCCCGTATTGGTCCCCCCAACCATTATTGGATTGATAGGGATAGATGGTCACGGTTTGGGCCATCTCGTCCTTGAAGTCATCGATCAAAGACATATCACTTAAACATTATATTATTGAGTAATAATCCGATTGCAGCTATAGCCAGGATTGCCCACTCACGAACTGTAAGATATGCTATACTTTTTCCTTTGGAACTGTGAACAAATGCACTGAGAGTCTTTATCTCTTGCTGGATGCCTTTCAACGATTCCTTGATGTCGGGAAGGCTGGAGGCACAAACCTCCAGCGATGATACCTTCCCGTAGAGTTGGTTGATGTCTTCTTCATGACGCTTGGAATCCGATTCCAGCACACATACCCTGGCATGAAGATCCACTGACAGATCACCCGGTGTGGACTCATATCTTAGCCGGAGTATCGGTCAGCTTCCGGAGAATACCGAAAACGGCACCGCATGCCATTAGGATGATAGATCCTTCCAGGCCGATATACCCCCCTATATAATCAGCCGCTGCAACCTCATCGACAAACTCTAACAGGCCGGTGATGAACACCAGCGCTGCGGCGATGTATGTTCTCCAACCTTTCAAACTCATTGCGTTTCACCTCTTATAATAGGTTTTAAACTGTCGGTCTCATCAATCCCAAAGCGGGAGACCGTATCATTATACATAAAAAAATAGTGTCCGGAGAATTTCACTCCGGATAGGTCTTGATGGCAGCCTGGTCCTTGGATAACCTCATGTATCCAGCCGCTTCCAATGTGACCTTTGCGCTGTCGCTCAGACCCTTTACGGCATTTCCGAGGACAGCCAGGTTCTTATCGACTTCCTCCACGATTTCATCCAGGGACTTGATGATATCGTGGTCGTCGTCTGGCAGGTATCCGGCCTGGATGTCGGTGGACTGGAGCTTATTGATCATCGTCTGAAGCTCCTCGATCTCGCCTTTGAGGTAGCCCATCATCCTGGCGTTCTTCTCAACAAACGATTCATATCCACCGGCGATAACGGTGGACACAAATTTCACATCCGTATTGATTCTTTCATCTGCCATTTCGCTTGCCTCCTAAAATTTTTCATTTTCCGATCACGAAGGACTTAGGTTCCTCCTCACTCTTGTTCAGTTCTCGGATGATTGCCAGTCTCAGGCCATCCGATTTGTTGAACTGTCTATACCACTCTTCCCGAGTGATCCGCCCACCACTGGCGGTGGCGATCAAAATCTGCTTTGGCCCATAGGTCTCCACCAGGGCTTCATAGACCTCCTCGTCTATCTCCAGTTTGAGAATCCCTCCGGACCTGGTCCTTTTCACGCTGCCTTCCTTCAGCAAGTCCATCACGCTAATGCCAGGTGGCAGATGGGCCATGCCCGTGGGCCACTGCGATTCCGGACCCTCAAAAGGAACGCATTCAAGCCAGTCGATATCTCCCATAGCCTCACCTTTTAATTCACATCTGAATATAAAAATTTGATAGGATATTTGTCTTCGACTCTTCCGCCCCGGTAAGTTCCATAGCTGAAATCCCGTTGCTGTATCTTGGCTTGCAGGACTTCGACCAGGGCCTGATAATGCCCCAACAGGTCAGAATAGTTGATCTGCCGATCTCCTATCTTCTTGGAAACCTTATGTGCTCCCCTGGCAACCAGGGCTTCGGCACAACCTAGGGAAGCGGTAAGGGCATCGTCCCCAGAAGCTACTAAGGAATCATAAATCTCCTCATCGCTCAATAGTGGCCGGTCAGGGTTTTTATCCTGGATCATTCGGCGCACTTCATTGATAGGAACGACATATGAGATATCCAGGCAATGAACCAGAACCGGCTTGCCTAAGTACGAAGGAAGCTCTTCCCATTCGACATAAGCCCGGACAATATAGATGCCCTCATCAACCATCTCTCCTTCATGGATTGTATGGACAATGTGCTCGGGAGTTGTATGAGCCTCAGCACTCCATACCTCATTGGAGCCGGATGGTGTTATCACATGCATCTCGATCTTGGTGGCATCTTCCAGGGCGCGCCCGGTATTCAGGATAATCTCATCGCCCACTGATCCCTTAAATATGATCACGTAAAATCGCCTCACTGGCAGACCGAGGTATTATTCTAGAAATTATATCAGATCGGACGTATTTACGTCAGATCCAAATATATGATGACAAGCTGGTTGTTTGTCTCATCAGTGCCCGCCGCCTTCACCAGCTTTCCAGCGCCGACGGTATATTCCGAAGTCCGGTTCTCCAAGGTCTTGATATCGGCCTTGGTGGACAGGGACAAGACCGCTACCAGCTCATCGCCCACAGCCATGCCAGTAACGGTCACGTCGGTTGCAGCCGCCGTACCATCCGCCAGCGTGGTTTTGAGGAAGCCGCCCGCCAGCTTATCCTTAGTTATGGAGTTTTTTTGGACATTGCCACCATCTAGCCGTGACCATGTCCTCAAAAACCCTCTTGGATTCATTCCCATGGCCGCCCCTCAGTTGATGGCCACCTGCACAAAACCAGATGGATCGTGGATCTCGAAGCCAACCCAGCCGCCGATCTCAGCGTAGCGGTTCTTACCCTTCTGTCTGGGATAGTCCGCATCCACATCGTAATCCTGGGCGATTACGATCTCACCGGCGTTCATGTGCTTTGCTACTACGTAAACCGTATTGGCGGGCACATAGTCGCAGGGAATGAGAAAGTCGGTGGACCCATCGGCCCGGCCAAATAGCCCGGCGATCTCAGAGACATACGTCTCTCTGAACTCGTTCTTGGACCAGAGGTAGTTCAGAGATTCCGCCCGGCCCAAGAGGTTAAGGGAGGATCTCGGGAACTCGGGATTGACCATGCCAGTTGCCAGCCTCAGATCCTCATAGGGGTCCATCTTTCCACCATCTTCAGTGCCATCCCAGGCTCCAGAATTATTCTGCTGATTACCCGAGGCACCAGAGGCCACTATGCTACCCCTGGGATTGGCCTGGGCAGCGGCGACTATTCCGGTGATGTTATGGGCAGCATCGCCATTGATGGCTGTCCAGTTCTCTCTCCTCTGGCATTCCAGCATAGCCACTCTGACATCCAGATCCCATCTGGTTGGATCAACGTTGATCTCAGCCTCGTTCATTATGACGGCATCGGCGATCCACCAGATAGGATGGATGTCTTCCTTAGCGCCGGTCGTGATCTCATCCGGGATGGTGCCTCCAGCAGAGATCTGAGCCCGAGAAATACCGTCTGGAGCGGCAGCCATATCCACCCTCCGAACCACATCTCGGCGGATGTTTGGATTGTCCAGAGTCCGGACGTATAGAGCGTTCCTGGCTATGTAGCCGTCGAGGTTCACGTTCTGGAATTCCTCAATGGACTTCCTCATGTTGGTAATGATCTCCATAGGGAGACCTGCACCCCAATTTAATTCCCCTACCATGAATAAAACACCTCAGAGAATCTTAGCTTTGATCTGAGCAACCCGGTGCACCAGATCGTTATTTGCCACAGTCAGTGCTACCGTGGAAGGTTCCTGTAAGGTGATCACAGTTGCTGTCAGAGACTTGACCCTATTGAGCTGGGTGTCGCCATCCAAGTCCCTGAGCATGACATAATCCCCTTCGACCAGCCCCATAGTGGCGATAGCACCAGCAGCCATTGTGATCTGAGTATTGCCGATTGCCACGCCAGACGCGGGAGTTGCCATGGAAGCTGCCAGGGTAGCGCTCTCTACGGCCTGAGCAACGGACGTTATAGTCTTTGTATCGCCCGCCTGGTTGCCGGCCTCAGCCAGTACTCCCCAGGCACCAGAACCACCAGCGCCGCCCAAAGCGGCCACTTCAAGGAAGTCGCCCTTGACGATGTTTGTGGCACCGAGTGCGATCACCAGGGCATTGATCTCCCCGCTGTTGGCGTAAGGTACATCATCGTACTGCTGATAGAATCCATCGCTTCTCAGGACCACGTTATTGGCTGGCTGTACTGCAAACCCTAGAATCTCATCAGTGTCAGCTGCAGAAGCATATACAGCCAGATCTGTTCCGTTGTTGATAATCGCAGCACCAAAGGCTATCCTGCCAGCTGCAGGGATAGAACTGAGCGGCCCGGTCTTGGGCGTGGTCACTTTTCTCAGAACCATCTCTATCTCCTCCTCATATTGAATTTCTTGTTCCTTTCTGCCTGTTTTGCAGCCAGGTTGAATGTCTCGGGCTCTTCTGTCATGGACTGTCCTTTTAGAACACGAGACTGGAAGGTAGCGATCATCTCAGGATGGTTAGCCTCAAAATCGAGGTATCCCGTCTGTTTGCACTCCTGCCAGAGTTCATCCGCCTGTTCCAAGAATGCAGGCTTGAGCTTGGACAGGAACCTCTCCTTCTGTTCGGCCTCGATCCTGGCTTCCAGAGTGGCATGGATATTCTTCTGTTCGCCCTCAAGAGCCGCGTTCTTCTGCTCCAGGGCATCGATTCTGTTTATCAAAGGCTCAATGGCCTCGTTAATCGCTGTCTGGATTTCCTCTATCTCCATAGTAGCTCCTCCTCCTGGAGCATATGACAATGATCTGCAGTCCTTACACTGTACGTTGAAACCGGCACCGTCTTTGGTGCTGACTACACCCTGCTTGACCAGCGAATATTCATGGAAAACGTAAGGTCCAACCTCTTTGACATCATACTCCTCTGCCTCGCCCGTAGCCGGATTGATCCAGACTCCTGGCTCATCGACCAGGTAGCATTCCCATCTGAGAGAGCCGTCATGAGGTTCGCCGGAAAGAAGAGCTTCCAGCTCTCTCTGAGTAAGATCGATCTCAAAGAATCGGGTTGTAGCAGAGGTTTTCCTACCTTCTGGCTTGTTTACGATATCAAACAGCTGTCCTACCCTCCGGGCCTCCGGCGTGACATCTTCATGGTTCACAACGACTGGCAGGCCGTGCAGCCAGTGGCTGTATGGTGAGAATTCTTTATAATCCCGGAAAACCCTCAAACCCCACTGTTCATAAACTCCTTCGATCAGCGGCACGGTGGGGACATATAGAATCCCGTCTTTTCTCTTGACCTTCTGGCAATCGAAAATGATAGTAGCGCGCCCCACGCCAGAGGCCCGTTTAGTCTGCTTCTTTCCTATTCCTTGAACCCCCTTTCCTGCTCCTGTTTCCTGGATTCCTTCAACACAACGACACAAAACGTGAACTTTGGGAGTATGTGACCCGGTTGAAGGGTAAACTCCATCAGGTAATTCCCGAGTCTCACCCGCCAATACCGAGCAATGGGGACACAACCTTTCATCGCCGGCCACTATCCGATATCCAACATATTTTTGAGGATCTAAAATTCCCCTATGCACCGCGTCCTTGGTAGTTTCGTAAAATCCCTGAGCAGCAGCCGTCACAGCTTCTTGGATGGCTATCGTCCGAGCTCTCTGGTTCAAAAGACGTTTGGCGTATTTCTCAGCCTTCTTTGCTATCTGGTCCTCTGAGAACTTGCCTTTCTTCCTCAGCCTGTTCTCCAGGTTCGTTACTGCTATCGCCCGTCTCGGATCTAGCCCTATGATCTGCTTGATCATCCGGGCCTGGTTCTGATATGTGATTCCATCCCGATAACCAGCCAGCACAATCTCTTTTACCGCTTCTCTCTGGCTATTGGCAATGGCAACGATCTCATCAGCCGCATACTGCTCAATCCATTTCAGAGCGTTGGGGTCGGTGAGCACAAAACTAACTTTCGTGTTGGTGGTGAAGATCTCAGCCAGGTACTCAGCCGTTATCCCGGAAGCAACCCAAAACCCGCCTTCCAGCAGATCCAAAGGATCATAATTGCCCCACGACAGGGCACCTATCACCATATCCGGCGCGTTCCCGGCCATTAGCCGCCGTTCTACGTCGTTCCAGTCGGTGCTCTGGATCGTGTTCTTTACTGAGTCCAAGAACCTGGTTTCCAGCTCTCTGATCCTGGTGTCCTCTGCACTACGTAGCGCCTTAATGTGATCCATAGGCTATACCGTCAGGTTGGAACGACTCAGGACGTTGTCTTTGCCAAAAAGCAGGGCGTGTTGAGCCGCTATTTCTTGCAGCTCTTCATCATTCGGGATAGGCAGTCCTTCCAGTTCGCAGAAAGTCTGGATGGTCATAGCATGAGATCGGAAGTTTTCCAGGTTCCTCTTATGCTGCTTATCCTGGTCTTCAGGAGACCAATCCCACCAGGCAAATGTATCTACCAGCTCAAACCCGTTCCATTCCAGCCAGGCATTCCACAGGCTCTCAAAGGGTTTGCCCCACAGCTCTCTCTCGCTGGATACATGGATGTCAATCAGGGCTTTAGCGCCGGAGTCTGAAGAACTGACTGCCTGCTCAATCCTCTTTATCACATTCCTCTTAAAAAAGAAATCACAGATTTCTTCCTTGAGGTATTGATCAGCATCCCAAGGGTTAAGCGGCATGTCGATCTTGGGATATTCGATCTTGGTTCCTGCCAGAGCGACTTTCTTGCTTTCATGAGACTGCCTTTCTGCCAGGTCGTCGCAATGGTCGATCAGATCTTGCATTTTAACCGGGATTTTGGCCTCGATCATAGCCACAACGTCCTTAGCGTTGATTGAGGCTACTTCATCAGGCACGCCTACCCGGTGCTCTGCCAGCATGCCATAATGCCTAACCTCTTTCCAAGCCTCAATGGTTGGGTTCAAGACTTTCATGAAGCTCAGGTCGTCCGGGATCGTCACGTCCTCGATATATATAATATTATCAGGATCTAGCTCCCGTGGCTGGGTGTTATTCCCCGCCTGGAAGAATCGAGTTATGTCTTGGTTGATATCATATACAATTCCAGGCAAAATTTTGTCCGCAATGCAAGAGCTGTAAGGCAAGTTGCCAGGAGCGATGCCGAAGCTCTGAGCAGGCAACAGCTGGATTTCAGCAAAATTCTGCCAGTTGCCCTCCTGGATGGTGGAGTATTCGACTACAGCCTGCCTGAAGCTCCAGCCATCCAGTGCGGCGGCCCGGACCAGCCCCAGGGTTCCGTTGCGTCGGGATTTCCCGATCCTTCCTATCCTCTTCTCCTGGATATGGATCTGCTGCAGGGCCTTTCTGATATTGGCCTCCTGGGTGTCGTCGGATGGATCAAGAGGCTTTAAGACATGATCAAACCCTGTGAAACAAAGCCTTGATAGACCTGATAAGGATTCCAGCACCACCGGGATAGAACGGTTGGCAGCTATGCGATCCGGAGAGACAACAACGCTGCGGTCCACATAGCCAAATGAAAACCTCCGACGCATCACCGGAGAGCCTGACATGGTGGGTGCTGCTTGCTTCTTAGGGAAAAGTCGTTCTAAGAATTTCATCTAAACCACTCTATGAGAATTTTTGCTTCTGTTCTACGTGCCTGGCATACCCTTCAGGATTCGTAGATTTCAAGAAATGTTCAAGCAATAGCCTGATCAGGCATAGCTCCGTGGCGATTCGTTGCTCTTGCATTTTCTCTTGCCTATTAACCGGGATGTTCCCCACCCAACATCAACCGTCCCGGAATCGACCGCCGCAAAGAGCATCATAACCATATCGGCTTTATCCGGGCTCTTCAGGCCGCGCTTCTTCATATCCTCCTTAGACTCGATTATGATCTGACCACGACTATTGGGTTTGTATTTAATATTCGATAACTGAAAAGCCAGCTCTTCATCATCGTCCAGGTCAATATCATTAGCCTCAAACCGTTCTCTGAGCCCCCAATACCATTCTGCTCTGGCATTGGCGAAACGCTCAGTATTCTGAGCAGCCCGCCCGGCCTGCATATCAACCGCCGACTTATTCAGCTCAATGAGTCGATCATAAACCCCGGCACCAATGCCAACCCCGTCTATTCTGATCTCTTGGGCATTGGTGTCTTGCAGGGCTTGGACTATCCGGCCCGTTGTGGTCATCGTATCTTCCTGAGAAGTCACCTTCAGGATTCTAGCCACCGATCCACGGCGTTGGCCGATCACCGTGTCGTCTGATCCATACCTGGCAATGTCTGCAGCCAGGATGTTGGGCTCTCCGGGCTCCAGTTGAAGCCTTTGTGCCCGTTCGATCCAAGATAATGGTATCAACGAGTCGGTGGAGTTCACCGGGAATTGGCCCAATACTCTCGATATCCAGAGGGGAGAGTCTTCGCCCCATTTCTCCCACCGTTCAGCAACCCACCCCGGATCAACCAGGTAGGGTGCCGGTAAGGGCCCGGTGATCTTCTCTTTCCATTCGCCCGAGCGGATGTCATCCAGGGTTATGCAGAAATGGGTAAAGTTTGGAGTGTCGAAAGCGGATATATGGATCTTGATAACACCCGGCCTTCTGAACATTTCATAGAATTCGCCGCTGCTTTCGGTAGGGTTGCCAATAGCCAGCCTATGCGAATTCTCTGAGGTGGTTATGCCATCGATGCCCACCCAAATCTCAGGATCTATTCCCGCCGCCTCGTCAGCCACAACCAGTACATGCCCGCTCGATGAATGCGCTCCTTGAAACCGGTTCGCGTCGTTCGTGCTTCGGCCTGTCGCAAACCAGTTAGGCCGAAGCTCCAAGCGCACATCCAAGGGCTTGCCGCCCAATGGTTGCCTGGATGAAGCATGAGCTTGCTTAATCTCCTGCCAAATAATATCCTTAACCTGAGGGAAAGTTGGTGCTGTCGTTACCACCCTGGAGAACGGGAAGCAATAGAGGAACCACAAGACCGCCCTGGCAGATATCCAGCTCTTCCCCGCTGCGTGGCAAGAAGCAACAGCAACGTCTTTTCCTTTCTTTAACGCCCTTAGGATCTCTTTCTGCTTTTCCCAGGGAGAATTTCCGAGGATGTTTTCAACAAACCAAACTGGATCATGCCGGCAATGCTCAGCTATCCTCGCTGCCTGCTCTTCTGTCAGCAAGCTCTATCAGCTCCAAGAAGCTTCCGACTACCTTGGACCTGGGATCATCACCAGACAACTCCAATTCCGCTTTTAATGCTTTCGCGGCCATCTCCGCCGCCTGATGATGCCATGCAATCACCTGACCAGGGGTCACAATTCTCGGACCGTCGATAGTTTCATAAGTCATTCCAGGCTGCCAGTCCAGGTGCTGCCAGGCTCTCATCTTGATCTTCTCAATCAGATCCAAGGATCGGATAATCTCTATTTTTGCTTCTTCCCGGCGGGCCTCGTGGTTCACCATCCGTTCTTCTTTGGTCTCAGCGACCAGCTCTCTAAGATCCCAAACCGCGGCTTTGTAGCGCCGGATGGTCTTAGCCTTTTCAGGGATGCCCAACCGCGAAGCTATGGCCTCCGGACTCTCTTTGGCAACAAACCCCCGCTCGATCTCATCGATATAATCAGCTATTGACTTGAAAGGAACTTTGGACATTTCGATTACCTTTATTATAGACAAATGGACATCAAATAGACATTATTATTTTAATACAACAGGAGTGCAGAGGGTCACGAATTCCCCATCCGTTAGGTTGGGGATGAAGTGAACCCTCGCCTGGATTTTATGCTTTCTTGAGGTTCTAAAGGCATTCCGAAATCTTTATCCATTAAGAATACTCCAGATGATTCATGAACGAAATTGCCCTAAAATTATTGGTCATTTCTATTCTTTTGCTGTCGCTTATGGCTGAAGTCCATGGCCAGAAGACAGCAGATGAATGGCAATTAAAGGGTATTGAATTGGCAGTAGGCGGCAATATCGAAGCGGCCAAAATAGCATTTGACGAAGCTATCCGATTGAGTCCCAATGATGCCTTTATACCGCACATTGCAGGCATCACAATAGCTGCCAAAGGAGATTACAAAACGGCAGTCGATTACTTCGATGAAGCTGTTAAGATAAATCCCACGGACGATTTATCTTTGCTTTACAAAGGCGATGCACTCCAGCAATTGGGAAGATATGATGAAGCAGTCGATGCCTATGATGCCTCTATCAATCTTTATCCAGGAAAAGCTGATGCTTGGAGCCATAAAGGAAATGCTTTGCTCGCCCAAAGTGGGAAGGAGGAAGAAGCACTCAGAGCTTTTGATGCATCTCTTAGCATTGATGCCTCCAATGATCGTGTTTGGCTAAACAAGGGCGATGCACTTACTGCACTGGGCAAATATGATAACGCCATTAGTGCCTACAAGCAAGCTATCAAGAATAACCCCAGCAATGCGGATGCTTATAATAATATTGGGATTGCTTACTATGACCAGGGCCAGTTCGAAGAAGCTCTCAAGTGGTTCGATGGAGCTATTAAGGAGAGGGGGGATTTCGCATATAAGAACTGGAAATGTGATACCCTTTGGCAATTGAGCGTAAATGCTGGTGGAGGAGATTGGTATAAAAAATATTCTGATTGCGAAAAAGATATTAGCAGGAGCCCAATGAATCCCTCAAATACAGGCAGTTCCAGCACTCCTGGAACTATCTCCAGCGGTCCTTTCGGCGGAGGACCTGTAATCATATCCCATTCCATATGAGGTAAAGATTCGGCAACGGTGCATGCCAATCATCGACCGGAGGGCGGGCAGGCCCTGCCAAAATCGGCGGTTCTGTATCCGCCCTCCTCTCCGGTGGATACCCTTTGAATAACATATTCCCTAACCAAAGATTTCATTCGCCCACTTACGATAACGATCAATCTTCAAGGATCTTGGTATCGGTCGCGTTTTTCGGCGCGGCGTTTCCTTGATGCTCAGCCCGCACTTTGGACATACCCGAGAATGCCCTGTAAGCCTCTTGCACGTAGGACAGATCCAATCAATGACGATAGGTCTGCTATGTGAATGAGCTTTTAGAAGAACAGGCACCCAACCCCCTCTGGTTGGCGTGCCTGGATAGGTCGATACCCCTGGCATCTGGTCTGCGAGTACATCCTTTTCGGATGCTTGCTCAGACGCCAGGACAAACCTTGTCGGACTAAGCTTTGCGAGACTTTTATCCAACCCAGCCATCCTTCATACCCATAATTATATTATACTATTAAACACCTTTTGGTCTGTATTTGATCCATTATATTTGACGGATATAGGCCACACGGAGACGACTGCCCTTCTTGCCCGTCTCATCTATGTTTATCTTCTTGATAATCTTCAGCTCCAGAAGATCATCGAGAATCCGTCTCAGATTAGAGCCGTATCGACCTGTTCTATATTCTAGCTCAGGCACTGTAATGGTTCTACCTACTGGCATGTGCCTCAGTGTGTCCATCAACAGTTTTGTGCTCGCCATGCTCCTCTCCTCTTATACCATCTACCGGTATCTGTCAATCTCCAAACCCAATATCGCTTTTTAATGCCACCCCGACCCACCGGGGTAATACACCCTTTATCCATCAGATACCGGAGAGTAGCTCCTGGAACAGGAGTTTCCAGTTCTGATGCCAGAAAAGGCTTTTCCGGGAGCAATTTCAGCGTTTCCAAGGCGGTATATCTCAATCTGCCGCGCATATTGCCACAAGATCCATGAAATCTTCCAGTGGTAGCGATACATAGACGTCTTCCCTATTGCGCGTGAATACCACCAACGGGGTCAAGCAAGTATTGTCACTATGCTTTTTGGCTTGCTTGATAGCTTCCCATATGTTCAAACGTTCTTGATTCTTGCACTCTACTGCAAAGGGGAATATCATTCTAGCTCGATTAGAGAGCTGGATGTCCGCTCCCTCGCTACTCATTGGAATTGGTCGAACATCTTCCTCAGGCAGATCGAACCTTTCCCTGATCATAGCCGCCACCGTGTTCTGAAGGCGGCGGCCTTTAGCTTTACATGATGCCGTTTTCACGCCTCCACGTCCTGATTATTCTTGATGCAGTTTGCGTGGCTATCCCGAATTCTTTCGCTATTTCCGAATAAAAATGTCCTGCATCGGCCATAGCAACCATCTTAGGATGATCTTCTCTGCTCACCTTAACACGCGGTTCACCCTTCTTGCGACCAGGTGTTCTGAGTTTGCGTACCCGGCCACTTCGCACGTTCCGCCCCACTCCCTTGTTTATACCTCCTTATTTTGGGATTAGGTAGCTCAGAGAAGGCGAGGGGGGGGCCTTACAGAGCCCCCGCCCTCTGAGATTCTAGCCAGTTCTGTCCCTCTGGCAACACCGAAGCCGGAGAATTCGCCTGAGCAGGCGCAGCCTGTGGTGGGCTGGTCATCATCAGGAACCAAGCCCGGTTCTTGTTATCTGTCCCCGAGGTCTTGACCAGGAGATGAGCACCCCGGAAGGTTCGCAAACGATTCTGTTTTGCTATGGCAACCAGCTGTTGCATGATCGATCTGTGACCAAACTCCCAAATCAGCTCATCCTTTGTTCCTTCCACCGTCACCTTCATTCTGAATATGGTTCTAGGTGGTCTCTTCTTACCGTCTGGCGTGGTGATCATCCCATCCGGCCCTGGTCTATCGAAGTTGCTGATGCCTTTCTCAGGATCGGTGAGAATCACGATCCGCTTCTCATCCGTCGGTTCCATCTTGAAGAAGGCCCCGCCTTTTTTGCTTTCGGCTTCCATCTCATCCAGTATAGACACAAATTCGTCTGCCATTTCTCTTTCACTTCCTCGGTCCTCCAGTCAAGCCGGAGGATACTTTCTCGTTCACCTCCATCTAAGCCAATCCATAAGCCCGGAGAACCTTCTCAGGTGCCCACCAGATCTTCAGGCCGCTGGCTTCCGCCTCGCTGCTTTCCCATCCAGTTGCTCTCAGAAGCTCTTCTGCTCTCCGAGCATCCAGTCCGGCACGCGTGATATCCTCTAGAACTATTCCTATGCGGGCTTTTGCTGTGTCTTTTCTCGGGCATTTTCTGAGCGCCCAGCCCACATTGTCCCAGATCTTCTTTTTCAATTCTGGTAATATATCGATGTCAGTAGTCTCTTTCTTATATGCAGCGTGTTCTACTGATAACGGTTTATCTTCTTGTGAGATAGATGGGATAGGTGTGGGATTAGATGTGGGATTAACAAAATCAATATCTATAACTGTATTATTACTATATTCTATACTATCTATCCCACTAACACACTCTTTTACATCTATATCTTTTAGCTCATTTCTCTCTACCTCTCTAAAAGTTATATCTTTTTCAGAAATAGCGTGATTTGTGGGATAGGTGCCCACAGATACCGATTTGGTATCCTGTAAACCCTGGCTGATCCCACTGGGTTTGTGGGATGAGCCATTATTCCTGTTTTCCTCATTGCCCTGGTTGTCTGGGATATCATCGTCCCAGCCAGGTTTCAACCACCAGCCAGAGACCTTTACGCCGTTTATCATAGTGGTGTTCAATCTCCGACGATCTTTGATCTCTCGGAGATAGCCATCTTCCTTCAGAGACTTGGTTATGCTGTTTTCAGAGGGAACCTGAGTGAATACCCCCATCTGCTTAAGGAGCGCTAGGGTCTCCTCAGGGAAGAGGAAAAGCCCGAGTTCGTTCTCTCGACCTATGATCTTATCGGAGCCTGAGGGAAGCTCTCCTATCATGAATAAATCCGGCCTGGAAGCCCTCAGATTGCGCACAGCGCTCAGGAACCTGGCTAGTTCGGTCTCTGCTGTCACCTCAAGCCCTTGGGCCTCTATGGCTTCATTAAGGGCCTCTACAAAGGCATCATGGTGCTCTCTGGCTATGTCTCCGAAGGGGCCATCTTCTATCAAGGTCCAGATGCCTCTCAAGAGGCAGTAGATGTTTGCTAACCGGCCAGGGTTCACAAAGCCTCTAGCAGCGTATGTAGCGGCCAATTTGGCCCGAGCTTGATCAAAGCCATGTCTTAGGTCGTGGTGAGTCGCTGCGAGGTATCTGAGCCAATAATAGCCTATTACGGGCAACATTTCGGCCCGCTCCTGGATGAACACAAGCTTCGAAGTATCCTGGGATTTGGCCCAAGCCAAATTGAGCATCCTGGCTGAAGTGCTTGCCTCTGAGACCTTGATCTCTCCTGTCACTATGGGCGTAACCAGATATTCGTTGGTAGCCCTGAGCCCCCCATCCTTCTTACCTCGGAGCTTCTCGCCCCCCTCCATAATAGCCTGTATAATGGCTATATAGGCCATAGCGTCCTTGCTATTGGTCGCCTTTACGTTATCTATGATCCTGGGGAGGATACCGGCGTTTAGGAGGGCCTCCATGGCCCCCACTTGAGTTGCGCCGTTCTTGCCGTGTTTTAGTAGGGTCCGATCATCCAGGAACCCTATTCCATAGATAGCTGTGAACAATTGGGCGATGGTGGTCTTATTGGAGCCGGTCTTGCCCCATAGGGCGATTCCAAACCTATCGCTCTTGAACCACCGGGCCATAACCGGAGCACCCAAGACTGTAGCCAGGAGCAAAGGGGAATACTTTCTGAGCTGGAGCATAGCTCTGAAAAGGTCTTTGGCCTGATCGATATCACCATCATAGACGGCGGCTGGCGTCAATTGGGAAAGCCTGAATTCTACGTCATTGGCTAGCCCGATGCCTGGAATTAACGGGATATTCTGCCTCCATCTCGGGATAGTCACCCTTTCTTTCAGGATGGTGTTTCGGCTCAACCTTTGTGCGGTCTCAAAATCCAGTTTACCGAGCCTGTTCCTCGCTCCGAAGTTGTTTATCATCAGGCTTCTGAACTTCCGGGATTCGGCCATATCCGCAGCATCCGCCGTGAATTGCACCTTCCGGCCATCTTTGGCCCCCTTGCCCATGAAAATGAACTCGGTCCGGTTATCCTCCTGGGTTTCGGTGCAGATCCCGATAGCACAGTCCGAGACCCATTTGAACTCCCGGTTGCCCTTGGAATCCAGGATAACCATCTGGACAGTACCATCCGGCGCTACACCGATAGCCCCAGGCTCATCATCCGGCCTGAGCAATCGGATCTCAGGCTCTCGGATTACATCCTCCGCGTTGACCAACTGGCGGCTAACTGCATAGGCTATTGTCTTTTCGACAATTGTCTTATCCCGGAGTTTCCCGGCCCCGGCCTCTTCCCAGGGCACCGCCCCACATTCGCAGGCCAACCAGAGCCAAGCATCCCCACCGGAATTGATCCCGTTATGCATGTAGGCCCACAGGCCCGCCTCTGGATTGACTACCAGGTTATGCCCTGTGGAAGATCCTAGAATGGGGTGAGGGCCTCGGATTTGAGCGCCGCAAGGCTCCCAGCCCCTAGTATCGATCACATCAAGGATATTGAGGGGTGGAAGTCTTTTGCCTGCAGCCACCTTTGCCATTTCAACTGCCCATTCTGGCAGCTCTGCATCAGGAGTGCCCTTTGAGTGAGCAGCATTGCCGCGGCAAATATTGAGCAGCTCAGATAGGACTTCAGGCCGATATTCTACGTCTGCGGAATATTCTGCCACCCGGCTCCCAGTCATAGCGAAATGCCGCGGGCCATCTTCATAGATCTCGATGGTGTTACACCTGGCCGCAGATTTCTTCAGAGCCTTCATAAAGGCCCAAACATCAGGCGGTAAAGCGGTGGGCTCCATCCCCTCGCTCTCGGAGTTGTCCATGCCATCGGGCAGTTTCCCGAGAATCCAGACATGAAAACCTGTGCCTGATAAAGACAACTCGGTATAGCTGTTGAGCTTCCGCAAGATCTCAACTGCCCACGGACTAACCCATCCGTTCCTTGGATCACGGCAAGCATCCAGGTCTACCCCTATCAGTTGCTTATCTCCTCTTTCCGGATGCCTGGCTATAATGAATCCCAGCCCTGAGAACATCCCAGGGCTGGATTCTATGGCGGCCTTAGCTTCTTCAAAGCTTATCCAGAAATCTGGTTGCTGCCAGCCACCAGATCGATTTGATATACCACATGGTTTTTTGGGCTCGTTTTTCTTCCTCAGTACCCATTGCCGGGCATCCCGAAGGATGCCAGGAATATCATCGAAGCTCATGCTGCCACCATTACCGATCTCAGGAAGTCGGTCTTGAACGCTGATCTGTACCGACGAACGAACCAACCAAAATTAGCATCCAGGATATAGCTCTTTGAAAAGTCGTCTGGTCCTCTGGTGGTTCTTCCAACAGCTTGCTGCAGGGCTATAGCAGTGGACATGATGCCATATTGCCTATGAGCTGGGTTCTCTTTATCGTACTCTTCTCGCTTGAGAACCCACTCATCACCACGGAAAGGAAAAGGCACTACACAAACGATATTTAGAGGGAACTTAGGGCCTTTGCAGTCCAGCCCCTCCTCACATCCCACTGATGCCAGGATCGTATTATCGCCTTTCATCCAGGACCGGATAGTCTCCTCTTTATCTTGCATCCGGTCCTGGATCATGACCCGGCAATCATAATCCATGATAGCGTTACCAAGATCAGCCGCTACTTTGTAACTATGGCAATGGATCAATGTATTGCGCCCATGTTCCTTGTGCAGCTCTGCAATCCTCGGAGCCATCTTGTCTATGGTCTCTTCCCTGCAGGCAGCACTCATTTTGCCTATGGGATCGAAATACACCAGTCTCTTCTCTGTCGGTATGGGATTGGGCATCGAGACGGTGGTATATTCGCTGGCTATCATCTGAGGGCAAGGCGTGCCGCTTGCCAGGATGGTTATCCTGGGATACCAGGTTAGCTTATTGAATTGCTTTTTTCCGTCTATCGTTCGGAATTTATTTTCTTTGTCGATTACGTATCCCTGATCCTCAGATTGCACCGTATCCAAAATATATTCTATCTTGTATACTTTTCTCTCCTCCGCCTGCAGCTCCCTGGCTATCTTCCGGGCCTCGTCCAGTGCTTTGGGATTGGGCGGTTGCATGTCCACCGATATTTCGGCTTGCTTTTCCTGCAACGCCTTCACCCGGCTCATAACATGGGAGAGCCATTCAGATAGCCCTTCCACCAGGTTCTCCTGACGAATATTGGCAGGAAGCAATATCTCGGAGTGATCGATCAGCTTAGCCTCCAGGCCCGAGCTTTCATCCACCACTAGAACATCAGGGCTCTGTAGGGATTTATCATAGAGGAGCTTGTCCAGGGTGATTGCCCCTAAGATCGCTCTATTGAATCGCTTTTTATCTACCTCGTATTCGCATTGCGGGCAAAGGTTTGCTCTCTGAGCCTTGGAAAGCGGACACATGTCCGCTGTAAAGTCTGGCAGGCAGCATGGATAATTGGATTTACCCACCAGCGTCGGTATCCTGAGATGTTCATCTTTTCTTAGCTGCTCGACCAGTTTCACCTGGGGTGTTGTGTATATGGCCTTTGCAGTCGGCCTATCCCCATCGGTGGCACTCCTCAACCCGGCCCACTCACCTGCCAGGATCTTCGCTGTAATGGTCAGGATCAGGCTTTTGCCCGATCCTACGCC